GGGGTAGCTGCATATATGGAACATTATTCTACTCTTATAGCTTTAGGCATTGGTATATGTTCTTTAATTGTGAGCATTATTTATAAGCATCTTAATTATAAATTAGAGCAAAAGAAATTTAACCGGATAATTCAATTACGAAAACCATACGAGAACTAATATGTTACAAGCATTGATAGGCCCAGTTGCCAGTTTACTAGATAAATTTATAGAAGATAAAGATCAGAAAGCAAAGCTTGCCCATGAGATTTCTACAATGGCTACACGTCATGCTCAGGAATTAGCTAAAGGGCAATTAGAAATAAATAAAGTTGAAGCCCAGCATAGGTCTATGTTTGTGGCGGGCTGGCGTCCTTTTCTTGGCTGGGGGCTAAGTTTTGCGATGATATGGCACTTTGTGCTAGTCCCGTTGATTACATTTATATGCGCATTTGCTGGTATGGATATACCAGATCTACCATTTTTTGACATGGAATCTTTAATGACAGTATTGTTAGGGATGTTAGGACTTGGCGGTTTACGTTCATTTGAAAAAGCTAAAGGATTAACTAAATGATATTTACTTTATCTAAAAGATCATTAGATAAACTTGAAGGTGTAGATGACAGGCTACAAGAAGTTGTCAGAGAAGCTATAGGTATTACCAAAGTTGACTTTGGTGTTATAGAAGGTGTTAGGTCTGTTGCTAGACAAAAAAGACTTGTTAATAGCGGAGCTAGTCAAACTATGGATTCTCAACATATACATGGTAGAGCAGTAGATTTACTAGCTTACTCTGATGGTAGAGCTTCATGGGAACTTAACTTATATGATGATATAGCTCAAGCAATTAAAGAGTCGGCTAGAATAAATAACTTAGGTATAAGATGGGGCGGAGCTTGGAATATAGAAGATATAAGATTTTGGAATGGTAGTATGGAAAAAGCTATGAATTACTATATAGATTCAAGAAGATCTGTAGGTAAAAAACCATTTATAGATGGCCCACATTTTGAGGTAATAAATTAATGGCTGCTATTAAAATAGATAAGTTTTTAGGAGAATCCCCTAAAGTTTCATCTGAACAATTACCAGATACTGCAGCTCAAACTGCCTATAATGTAAAAATATCTTCTGGAGATTTAGTTCCTTATCGTGTGCCTGTAGTAGCGGATAATACAGAACGTACTGTAGAAGCTAAGACTATATATGGAGTTCGTGATCCATCTACTAATGCTCTTGATTTCCTCAGTTGGACTACAGATGTAGATATTGTTACTGCATCAGATTCATCTGATGATGAAGGGAGGATATATTTTACTGGTGATGGTGTTCCTAAAGTAACTACTCATTCTAAAGCTACTACCGGTTCAGAACCATATCCTGTTGCTTCATTTGACTTAGGATTACCTTTACCTGAGACTGTACCTACTGCTACAGTAACTTCATTTACTGCACTTACAACGGTATCATTTGCTAGAGATTCAGCTAACACAGCTACTATAATAACAAGTGCTCATGGATTAAAAACAGGAGCAGTAGTATCTATAAGAGATTTTGATGATGATGATGAAGCAAAATCATTTAATGCGACTAATGTAACTATAACTGTAATAAATGCTACTACGTTTCAATATTTTAATTCTGGAGATGCAGTAGGAACTACAGCTGATACAGATGGACGTGTAGATCTTGCAGGATCGACACAGTTACGTGAATATGTTTACACATGGCATACACCTTGGGGAGAAGAATCAGTAGCATCCGAACCATCTACTGAAGTATTTCTTAAAGAGGGGCAAACTGTAACAGTAGGAAATTTACCTACTGCTAAACCATCCGGTGATAATTTTGTACATGGTATACGTTTATATAGAACAAGAGTAGCTAACAACGTAGCTCAATTTTTTAGATTAGCTGATTTATGGTGGCCAATAAACACAGCTAGAGTATCTCTTACAAGTAATGTAGCTACTGTAAAATTTGCTACTGAACATAATTTAATTAAAGATGATAGATTTAAAATTAAAAGTTCTGGAGATACAGTTTTTAATATAACTGATGGTATAGTTCTATCAGTTGTTGATGATTTTACTATTACTTATGCTAAAACAAATGCTGATATTGCTGATAAAGCTGAAACTAATGGGGTACTTCTCCATGATGTAGCTGAAAAAATTACTGATACTGCTAGATATTGGGGTGATAGTACCCATAATTTTACTGATGATTTTCAGGTATTAGATTTAGTTAATACTTTAGAATCGGATTTATTCATAGGCCCTAATTCTGCGATGAAAGGTTTAACGATGGGGCATAACCAAATATTAGTTGGGTTCTTTGACAATCAATTATGTTTCTCAGAACCTAATCATCCTCATGCATGGCCATTAAAATATAGAATAACATTTGACTATGATATTGTAGGTATAGCTGCTATTGCAGGGTTTATACTTGTGCTAACAGAAGAATACCCATATCAAGTATCTGGGTCTGATCCTGCATTTATGACAGTATCTATATTAGATACATTCTTACCATGTGTATCTAAACGATCTATAGTAAATATGGGGTATGGTATTGTATATGCTACTCATGGTGGCCTTGCTGTATATAACCCAGCTAGTGGTATTGATATGCTTACTAAACTCGTACATGACTGGGATACTTGGGAAGATAATCTTAATGCAAGTACTTTAGTAGGACATTTTTATAATGGTAAATACTTTGGATCACATGCTAGTGAATCTTTTATATTTGAGAAGAACGATAAGATAGGAGGATTCTTAGTATCAGTAAAAACTAGATTCTCAGCAGCTTGGAATGACCCTGATGATAATGAAATGTACTTTACATTAGGTACAAGTGGAGATATATCTAAATGGGATAATGAAGATCAGATATTAGGAGATTTAGAATGGAAATCTAAAACTATTAAAACTAATGATTTCATGAACTTAGGTGCAGCTAGAGTTATAGCAGATTATTCTGTAACGGATGCTGAAACTATAAATACTATTATTTTTAATAATAATGTGCCTATAAATAATGCAGCTTTTTTCGCACTATCTCCACAGATCGCAACTATGAATGGTCCTACAGACCACACATCTGGTGGTACTAGAGTTGATCAAATTGGCACATTAAATTCACGTCCTATAAATGGAGATTCAGGACTTATGCAAAATTTAAAAACTATACCTGGGTTACAGCCTGTACAGTTTCAATTGTTTGCGGATAAAGAATTAAAAACAACTATAGCTTTAACATCTGATGCTGTATTTAGATTACCAACAGGGTATAAGTCAGATACTTGGGAGGTAGCTGTATCAGGGTCAGCAAGAATAAGAGCTATACATATTGGTGAAACACCGTTAGGATTAAACGCTACAGGAGGGTAAATGGCGACTAAAGCAAAACATTCAGCGATAAATACAGCACCAACAAGTACTGATATGCCATTTGGTTTAACCCAAATTTTATCCCAACTAACTGAAAACTCTGAATTAATGTCTGGCCAATTAGGTAATGGAGATAGTAGATCGGTATTTAGAGGAGATTTTGGGGACATAAGTACTATGCCAAATCAACAACTTATATCTCTTACCGCAAAAGGGGCAGGTGTAAGTATTAGTGGTACAGATGTACCGACTCTTGCGGATTACCAAAATCTTGTTAAAGATGTAAACTTAATGACAGCTGATATGCTAGAGACTAGAAATCAGATAAACACTTTATTGAATATAATGAAAGGATTACAGTAATATGGCTTCAAAACTAGATTTACCTGATGATTTACAACGTATGATGAATACAGGAACTCAAAGTCCTGTTGCACCACAACAAGTAGCACCTAATTTAGATATAAACTATCCACCTCCTAATCTTAGTTATCAAGAAGGTGGTATGGTAGGACCTGGAGGAGTACCAGTAAATCCTGGTTTACAAGAACAGGCTCCACCACCTGAAAATCTTTCTCCGGATGCTATGCAAATGCAGATAAATAATGTTATGCAAAAGAATCCTCAGGGTATAGAACAAGTAAGAGCTGTTATGATGGAAGGGTTACAAACTGGAGAAATAACACAGCAAGAACTTAACATGCTTGTACAATTAGCAACAGTAGCTATGCAGAATCCTGAAATGTATCCACAAATTAGACAATATGCAATACAGCAAGGACTTGGAACTGCAGAAGATATACCAGAACAATATGACCAAAGTTTAGTATTAGGTATATTATTAGCTGCACAATCTATACAAGGAGCACCACAACAACCTAGCATGAATATGCAGTTCGGTGGTGCATTACCAAAAGATAGTTCTAATCCTGATGGAACTATACCTATTAATGCGCATGAAGGTGAATTTGTAATACCTAAACATATAGTTGAAAAGAAAGGAACAGATTTTTTTAATAAGATGATAGAAACAAAGGAGTAATATGATGTTAGAAGCAGTGCCAAATATACAGCAAATTGAAGAAGTTAAAAAAGGTAGTTTTGAACCATTAATACTATCTACTAAAGAACACTTTGATGTGTATTGGCCTGAGATTGCTCCTATGATTGATAAGTGTATGCATAAAGCAACACACGGGGAATTAACTTTACAAGATATATATGATAAATGTACTGCTGGTTATATGAATATATTTGTTGTGAAGGATGATTCAGGGGAGAGTCCAGATGTACCATTGGTACTTGTTACTGAACTCGTTAATTATCCACGCTTAACTGCGTTAAGAATTGTGGCACTTGGTGGTACAAGTCTAGATAAATACTACGGTAAATTCTGGACTAAGTTCTGTGGTTGGGCTTATATGAATGGTGTTCGAGCTATTGAGGGATTAGTTTCTCCAGCAATGGAACGAATTATATCTCGATATGGTTTTGAACATGTGTATACGCACATGCGATTAGATTTAACGGAGGAATAAGCATGTCAAGCTCAATTGACCAATTTAAATTAAAGCCACTTACATTGGCTATAAGAAGAGAAACTCAACATAAGGGAGGCTTTTTAGGAAAAGTACTTAGGGTTGTCGTTCCTATAGCTGTACCTTTTATAGCCCCTGCTATTTTACCTGTATCAGGTATATTCGGTAAACTAGCATTAAACATGGGAATGGGAGCATTAACC